CCCGTCGCATTTAACATCTAAGATGAAACTTATCACAGAAGAAGTAACAAACGTACAGGTTATCACCGAAGGAAAAGGTGCTAATAAGAAACTGTATATTGAAGGAACTTTCCTTCAAGGTGAGATCAAGAACCGTAATGGGAGAATGTATCCTATTACAACTCTTACCAAAGAAGTAAATCGCTATTGCGAGGCTTTCGTTAATAAGGGTCGTGCTCTTGGCGAACTCGGTCACCCCGAAGGTCCTACTGTGAATCTTGACCGTGTATCTCATAAGATTACTTCTCTGGTTCAGGAAGGTAATAATTTTAGAGGAAAGGCACAAATCCTTTCTACCCCTATGGGTAAAATTACATCTTCCCTTCTTGATGAAGGTGTAATGCTTGGCGTTTCTTCCCGTGGTGTTGGTTCACTCCAAACTACCAGTGAAGGATGTAAGATTGTTGGTGAAGATTTTCAGTTAGCAACCGCTGCTGATATCGTTGCTGATCCTTCCGCACCTGATGCATTTGTTAATGGAATCATGGAAGGAAGAGAGTGGGTATGGGACGGAGGAATCCTCCGTGAACAACTCGCTGAACAAACCAAGAAGAGAATCAATACTCTCGTTGGTCAAAGACAACTTGAAGAGAAAAAACTCCAGTTATGGACTAATTTCTTATCAAATCTTTGAATTATAAATAAATATATGTAATTAAGTAATTAATCACATATTTCAAATGTCCGTTGGTAACAATTTACAAGAAATGGAAAACGTAGTAACGAAAGGAGCTGCTGCTGCTGAGCCAATGTCCACAGCTGGTGTCCCAGTTGAGGATCTCGGCGGTCCTACTCCCGAAAATTCAAGACCCGATGATGATTCTAACAAGTTAAAAGAGCCTGGTGCTACTTTGAAGCAAGTTAAGGATGTCGTCAACGCTAAGGCTGCTCCTGCTGAAGAAGTAGAAGTAGACGAAGATCAGGAAGTAGTTTCCGAAGCAGAAGACGCAGTATCCGAGGATTCCGAGGAAATTGTTGCCGAGGCGGAAGAGACTGAAGAAGAACTCGTAGAAGAAGAAGGATTCGACATTGAAGCAGATGTTCAGGCACTGCTCGAAGGCGAAGAACTCTCTGAAGAGTTTGAAGAGAAGGCACGTACAATCTTTGAAGCAGCAATTGTTTCTAAGGTTGAAACAATCAAGGAGCAACTGATCGCGAGTTATCAAGAAGCACTCGTAGAAGAAGTTGTTGCAATTAAAGAAGAACTCAACGAACGTGTTGATTCTTACCTTGAGTACGTTGCTGATGAGTGGTTCTCTGAGAACGCACTCGCAGTCGAAAATGGACTTAAGTCTGAAGTTACAGAATCATTCCTTGATGGAATCAAGAGTCTTTTTGAAGAACATTATGTATCAATCCCTGAAGAAAAATATGATGTACTTGAGAGCATGGTAGATAAACTTGATGAAATGGAAGGTAAACTCAATGAGCAGATCGAAAGAAATGTTGCTCTGAACCGTAGATTAGCAGAATCCTCTGCAGATGGCATCTTTGCCACTGTCGCTGAAGGTCTCGCAGACACTCAGAAGGAAAAACTTGCTACTCTTGCAGAAAATGTTGAGTTTGAAAGTGAAGCAGACTATCGTGAGAAGTTGACAACTCTGAGAGGTTCATACTTCCCAGAATCAGCGTCCACTCCAAGCACCTCCGAGAATCTTTCAGAAGAGGTTTCTACCGATGAGGTTATTTCCGAGGAAGTATCCCCAATGATGCAAGCCTATCTGCAGACTCTCTCCAGAGCTGCTAAAAAGTGATTTTTAAATCATAAACGTTCAAACTAACTTTTAATAGAGGTTTAATTTCAAATGCAGATGCATAATACTGAAGCTCTGCAGGAGAAGTGGGCACCCGTTCTCGATTACGAAGGAATGAATCCTATCCAGGATTCCCATCGTAGAGCGGTTACCGCAGTCCTGCTTGAGAATCAAGAAGCAACTCTCCGTGAAGAGAGAGAATTCCTTTCCGAAGGTCCAACCGTTTCCACCAACACAGGAGCAAACCCAGGTTTCTCTGCTGGCGCTTCCTCGCCTGTTGCTGGTTTCGACCCCGTACTGATCTCCTTGATCAGACGCGCAATGCCTAACTTGGTCGCATATGACCTCGCAGGCGTTCAACCCATGTCCGGTCCTACTGGACTCATCTTCGCAATGCGCTCCCGCTATACCAACCAGAGTGGTACCGAAGCGCTATTCAACGAAGCAGACACCGCATTCGCAGGTCAGTCCTCCAACCTCAACAACTCCGATGGATTCTCCAACGGTACTGTTGGTATGGGTACCACCACACAGCGTGGTTCTAACCCTGGCGCACTTGATCCTACTGCACCCGCAACTGGCGATGCTCAGACCTACAACGTAGGTCAGGGTATGCGTACCGACAACGCTGAGAACCTTGGCGACGGTACTGAAGGTGCATTCAACGAGATGGCATTCTCGATCGAGAAAGTCACCGTAACCGCTAAGTCCAGAGCTCTGAAGGCAGAGTACTCCTTGGAACTGGCACAAGACCTCAAGGCAATCCACGGATTGAACGCTGAGGCTGAACTCGCAAATATTCTCTCCACAGAGATTCTTGCTGAGATCAACCGTGAAGTCATCCGTACAATCTACAACGTTGCAGAACCTGGCGCTCAGGCTAACGTTGCTACTGGCGGAACCTTCGACCTCGACGTTGACTCCAACGGTCGCTGGTCTGTTGAGAAGTTCAAAGGTCTGATCTTCCAGATCGAAAGAGATGCTAACGCGATTGCACAGCGCACTCGTAGAGGCAAGGGAAACATGATTCTGTGTTCCGCAGACGTTGCTTCCGCTCTGACCATGGCAGGCGTACTCGATTACACCCCTGCTCTGAACTCCAACCTCAACGTTGATGACACTGGCAACACCTTTGCTGGAGTCCTCGCAGGTAAGTATCGCGTATACATCGATCCTTATTCGGCAAACGTTGCAGCATCCCAGTACTACGTTGCTGGTTATAAGGGTTCTTCACCTTATGATGCAGGACTGTTCTACTGCCCATACGTTCCTCTCCAGATGGTTCGTGCCGTTGGTCAGGACACCTTCCAGCCCAAGATTGGCTTCAAGACCCGTTATGGTATTGTTGCTAACCCCTTCGCAGAAGGAACCGACGTTGGTGCAGGCGCACTTTCCCGTAACAAGAACCGTTACTACAGACGTGTCAAGGTCAACAACCTTATGTGATCCATCGGATCCACATTTTCTCAAGGGGGTCTTCGGACCCTCTTTTTTTGTCTAAATACCTAAAAACCTCTGATGAAAACTTTTCAACAATTTAGTGAGAGGGCACTCACTAAATCAGAAGAAGAAAAGAAAGAAGAAATTGTCATGTCCATGAAGGACAAAAAAGGTGATTTCAAGAAACGCTATGGTGATGATTGGAAAAGTGTAATGTATGCCACTGCAACAAAGAACGCTAAGAGGGTAGCATAATGACTTATAGTTCATCATCACAATCTACCTGCACTTGGGCAAGTCAAATCAATAACAGAAATTTCTTATCTGGTATTGGATTCAAGTTTAATATTGGTAGATTTCCTAAGGTTGATTTTTTCTGCAATACTGCTAGAATACCAGAAATAAGTCTAGCAACTGCAACACAATCATCATATCTCAAAGACATTGATATTCCAGAGACCAAATTATCTTTTGGTGATCTGACGATTCAATTCTTAGTTGATGAGAATCTAGAGAACTATAGAATCGTCCATGATTGGATGTATGGTCTTGGTTTTCCAGAAACTGCTCAGCAATTCAAAGATATAACAACTGATGAAGATGGTTATTCAAGAAATATGCCACTTCAATTTGCAGATGGTACTCTTCGCATTCTCAACAGTAACTTCAATGAGGTTGCTAAAGTAAAATTCCTTGATATGTTCCCTGTGTCACTTAGTTCTCTAGACTTTGACGCTACTTCAACTGATGTGAACTACTTTACAGCACAGGCAACATTCAAGTATACTGTATATCAATTGACTTCTTCTATTAAATAATGGATCTTGAAAAAATTCAGGAGATGTGGCAGAAGGATTCTGCTATAGATCCCGATAATCTACATGAGGAATCTTTAAAAATTCCACAACTTCATTCAAAGTATTATACATTATATAATACTATAACATTAATGAGAGAGAAAGCAAGAGGACAATATAACAAAATAAAACTTGAACGTCATAACTTTTACACAGGTAAAGCAGACCCTGCTGTGTATGAAGAAGAACCTTTTCCATATAAAGTTCGTGAGAAAGATGCTATTCAACGATATCTAGATGCAGACGATCGGTTAAATAAGATTGATATGAAGATTCGCTACTACGATACTTGTTTAAAGTTTTTAGAAGAAATTATCAAGACAGTATCAAATAGAACCTTCCAAATTAAAAATGCTATTGACTGGCAAAAGTTCCAAGCAGGATTCTAATGGACGATCAAGAGTTTGATTACCAAGTAAATT